CCTTGGTTCACAAACGTGTTACAGGAGAGGTTACCAAGCAGAACACGATGGTTGCGTACAATGCCACATGCGGTAATGGTACGGCGACTTGCTTCGAAGGCTACCAGTACACCCTACCGGAACCCACCTTTAATGGGTTGTGTATGGGAACGTTGGTCGCCCAATTGAAAGCACCTACCATAGTAGGGTTCCATCTTGGAGGCAGTCGATGGAGGACCCATTTTGGTGTGGCAGGGACAGTGACTCAGCACCAATACGCTCACGCGTTGCAAGAGCTGTCGAACAAGCCAAATGTGTTGATTACCTGTAGTGAGGGAAACCTCCCCAGAGAACTATTTGGCATTGCTTATTTCGAAGGACAGAGCTGTGATATGCACAGTCCTATGCGATTCATGGAAGAAGGCACAAATTGCAAGTACTACGGTTCGTGCAAGGGCAAGGCTAAGTACATGAGCAAAGTTCGCACGTCATGCATTTCCAAACATGTAGCCACTGCAACAGGTGTGGAAAACATGTGGTCGGGCCCCAAGTTTAAAGGGCCTGATGGTCATAGTAGATGGCATCCATGGAGAGAATCTTTAACATACTCCACTAAGCCGTCCATTGGCGTACCCGCTGATTTGCTTTCTAGAGCATGCGAAGATTTCAAACAAAGTTTTTCGCATATTCGGAAGCTTAATCCCAAGCTGTTGGCTACGACGCGACCACTCACTGAGATGGAAACTCTGTGTGGGATTGATGGCGCGAAGTTCATTGACAAGATGCAACCTTCGACATCTATCGGGTACCCCTTAGGCGGACCAAAGTCGAAGTACATCACGTACCTTGAACCATCACCGGAAGGAACGCACCAATGTCCCGCTGTGTTAGATGAAATTTTTCTGAAACACCGCGATGAGATAGTTGCCGCGTACCGGCGAGGTGAGCGAGGCCATTTGATCTTCAAGGCATGCCTGAAGGACGAACCCACCCCAGTCACGAAGGACAAGGTTCGTGTCTTCCAGGGTGCTGCCGTGTCTCTTCAGTTGCTGGCTCGTCAGTATTTCCTACCGCTGGCACGTGTAATCTCTTTGTACCCTCTCAAGTCTGAATGTGCTGTTGGTGTGAACGCGCATGGACCTGACTGGCAGGAGTTGCACAACTACATTACCAGACATGGAAATGAGCGCATCCTTGCGGGTGATTACTCGAAGTACGACTTGCGTATGCCGGCGCAATTGATTTTGTCGGCTTTTAGCGTACTAGAACACGTTGCCAAGATGTGCGACTATTCGGAGGATGACCTGCTCATTATGCGAGGAGTTGCTAGCGACATTGCGTACCCTGTGATGGCATATGATGGAGACCTGATACAAATGATAGGCTCCAATCCGTCCGGTCATAATCTCACTGTCTACATCAATTCCCTAGTCAATTCACTATTGTTTCGTTGTGCCTTTTATGACACGTATCCCGACGCTGATGTGTGCATGTCAAAAGTGTGCTCCATCATGACGTATGGTGACGATGTCAAAGGTTCTGTTCACCCAGACTGGCCCAAGTTTAACCATCTAACGGTGAGAGATTTCCTGGCGCGACACGATATGAAATTTACTATGCCTGACAAGACCTCAACGCCCACCGCCTACATGAACGATGAAGATTGTGACTTCTTGAAAAGGAAATCCGTCTACATCCCAGAGATTGGGCAGCACGTAGGAGCGCTGGATGAGGACTCCATTTTTAAAAGTCTTCATGCCAACATTGAGAGCACAAAGGAGACGAAAGAACAGGTGTCGGCGTCTTGTTTGCAATCAGCTCTTGGTGAGTGGTTTGCGCATGGTAGACAAGTGTATGAGATGAGACGTGAACAAATGGACAAGGTGGCTATGGCTGCTGGCCTAAAGCATATGGTTCCTGAGTTAACGTTAGACTTCGATGCACGAGTCGAACGATGGAGACAGAAGTATTATCCATCAGAAGAAGGCGCAAGCGAGAAGGGGCAGGCGGCCCCAGAGTCTTCCGACGACTATAAACTCACGGACGAACGGATTGCGGCCGTTCAGTCCTCCGATGACTAAAAACTCATGGAGTAGGGGCGCGTGCGCCCCACAGGTCTTCCGATGACATTAAACTCATGGATTAGGGGCGCTTGCGCCCCACCGGTCCTCCGATGACATTAAACTCATGGTAAAGCCGGATGTAGCTCCGGTTTCACGCTAAAAGCTACCGCACAGTATTGGTTTACCAATCGCCGATGCAGGTTCACCACCTCATACATAGGCGATTAGGCTTGCTGTGCGTTGCGCTCCCCTCGTGGAGCACCCCTTTTTAGGGGAGAGTATTGCAGTACTCACAAACGGTGTCGCTATCGGGTTGGTTAATGTACCTTCTCGAGTTGTGCTAAATTTAAACGCATTACTACGAAATTCAACTTTTCTACAAAAATAGAACCTGCAACAATGGTTCATGAAAATGTCGCATTTAACGACGCCGAGTCGGATTGGAATTATACTGTCAACTCTCAGCTTGACGACACGTATAAACTGACTGACTCGAATGACGCGACACTTGAGAATTTCTTCTCGCGTCCGGTGAAGATTGCCACAATAGACTGGTCTGTGGGCAGTAATGTCACCTCCGTTCTCAACCCCTGGAAGTTGTTCTTCGAGAACAACAAGGTTGTGAACCGGATCACGAATTTCCACCTGTTACGATGTAACCTGAAGGTCAAGATCATTCTAAATGGTAATGGCTTTCACTTCGGCAGAGCGATGGCTTCTTACTTGCCTTTGCCCGAGTCCGATTCGTTTACGGTTTTCCGTCCAGGTGTGATAGAAGACTTTGTAGAGGCGAGCCAACGCCCACATGTCTATCTTGATCCCACCCTGTCGCAAGGAGGTACGCTAACTCTACCGTTTGTCTGGCCCGTCAATGCTTTGTCCATCCCTAATGGAGAATGGACCAAGATGGGTAATATACAAATAGAGAGTTTTGCTCCCCTGCGACACGCCAATGGCGCCAATGACAATGTCACAATCTCGGTTTTTGCTTGGGCAGAAGACGTCAGTCTTTCTGTCCCCACATCGATTGAGAGCGCGGCATTAGTCCCTCAGAGTGAGTTTTATCCCCAAGCCGATGAGTATGGAGAAGGTGTAGTCTCCAAACCGGCTTCGGTGGTAGCAGCCATGGCAGGAGTGTTGACGAATGTCCCCGTCCTTGCCCCTTATGCCAAGGCCACCGAAATGGTGGCTGGAGCGGTCGGCAGAACCGCGAAGCTTTTAGGCTATTCACGCCCGCCAGTCGTATCAGATATTGACCCCATACGTCCAACGTATTTTGGCAACATGTCCAATGTCAATGTTCCGGATTCCACCACAAAATTGTCTCTTGATGTGAAGCAAGAATTGTGTGTGGACCCGCGAACCATGGGTCTATCTGATACTGACGAGATGGCCATTTCGCATATTGCACAAAGGGAGTCCTATCTCACCACTTTTATGTGGGATGTGGACAGGCCTCCTGAGGATGTTCTCTGGAATGTCCGAGTCGGGCCCACTATGTGGGCCGAGAACTTGGACCTTACCTATAATGAACACCATTTGACGGCCAGCTGCTTTGCAGCTTTGCCCTTTAGGAACTGGAAAGGTTCCATGCGTTATCGGTTTCAGATCGTAGCGTCCGCTTTTCACAGAGGCAGACTGAAAATTACTTACGATCCGCTCTACTATGACACGGATGACTACAATACGAACTATATTCAGATCATTGATCTTGCCAAAGAACGTGATTTCACAATAGATGTTGGTTGGGGTTCTCCCCAGCCATTTCTCAATGTGGACGTGATCGAGACGGCAATTATACCGTATTCCACATCTCCGTTTATCGCTAAGTTAGACGCGACTTACAATGGCGTATTGACAGTACAAGTACTGAACGAACTCACCGTCCCCGACTCCGTGGCCGACAATGACATATATATTAACGTCATGTGTTGTGCCTGCGATGATATCGAGTTTGCTAATCCTACAGATAAACAGCTCTCAAGGGCTTCCTTTTTCCGAGAGGATGGTTTGATACCACAATCGGAATTCTACCCGCAAGCTGAGCAACTCGAGGCCGTAGGCGCGGATGCCATGGAATCGGCCCCCGTATTGACAGAACAAGAACCCGTCAATGTGATGTCTCAGAAATTAGAGGCAGGAGATATGAACGACCTAGTGTTCTTTGGTGACCCAGTCGCCTCTTTCAGGCAGTGCTTGAAGAGGTACACTTTACACACC